CCTTGTTCTTTTGTGGCTCTGATAATGCGCGGCTCGATGAAGCCCGACACCACCCCCGACCTCGCCCCGCACACGCCCATGATGGCCCGTGGTGTGTTATTGGGCGGGCGGTCTTGGTTTTAAAAACCTACGCCAATATCAACGCTTCGCTGCAATACTGGGTCAGCGCGCCAGCGCCGCGGCCCGGCACTCCCGATACTGTCCTGCAATCTCGATCAGCTTCAGCGTCGTCGCGCCGAACGACGGGTCAGCGAGGGGCGTCAGCTCCGGGCACGACGCCAACACCAGCGGGCTGGGCTTGGGCTGCTCCGGTGAGCGCGGCGTTGATGTTGCGCAGCCCGTCAGGGCTATGAGCGCAATCGCGGTACTGAGGCTGTACGAGAACTTCACGCTGCACCTCCTGGGTGATGGTCCGGTGCTGGACCTTGATCGTGCTGATGGCTTGGGCCGCTCCTTGTATGGCGGCCTCGCGGGTCTGCTCGCGCGCCTTGTCCTCGCGGGCCCGGGTGGCGATTTCTCCGGCTGCCCCGTCCTTCCTGCCCTGCCAGTAGGCGCCGCCCACCATGGCACCACAGAGGGCCAGCGCGGCGAGGATCGCGTAGGGGTTCACGGCAGCCCCGCCACGCACACGTCGCGCTCCTGGGCGCGCCGCTTCGTCAGGCCCGGCAGCGCGACCAACTGGCCGGCCACGCGTGCCTTATCCCAGCGGGGCAGTTGCTCACAGGCCTGCCTCCACTGGCCTCCGGCCAGCAGTCGCGCGGCGGTGCTGTTGGCGCGGTCGCAGGCCACCGTGGGCCCGATGTTGAAGGCGGCGTCGCTGAACGCCACCACGACGGAGTTCGGCGCAGCCGGCGGCACGCAGCGCAGCACCGCGTCGACGGCCTGACCCATGTCGACGTCCAGCAGCGCCCGGCACTCGGCCAGGCTGTACTGCCGCTTCGGGTCCACGTTGCCGGTGTGGCCATAGCAGACCGTCAGGATGCCCAGCGGGTCGCGGTAGGCCCACTGCCGCAGGCCCTCGGCCGGGATGGCGATGGCCGCCGCCGCGGCGATCAGCGCGTTGCGCCGAGTCTTGGGCTTTGCGTCAGGCATCGTCGACATCCTGTGTGAGCTTGGGCTGCGCCACGATCCGCGCAACAGCGGCGGCAAGGCTCACGGCGCCAGCGAGGGCGGCGAACGCGCCGGATCGCTCGGCGGGCGCCACGTAGGGCAGCGCGAACTCGGCAGCGGATAGCAGCGCCGAGAGCATGGCCAGGCGCACGGACCACAGGCGGTGCCACAGTCGGCCGGCGTCGTCGATAAGCGTCATCGCCTAACCCTCTCGCCCTCAATCACCAGCACGCGCCGGCTCAACTCGTTGATCCTCAGATCCTGCTCGATGTCCTTGCCGTCCTTCGTCGCCATCTGCGCGCCCAGGCCCTTTACCTCCAGGGCCAGAGCCTTGATCTGCTCTGCCTGGTGCCGCATCTCGACGGCCTGCTCGCGCTGGCCGGACCACACCAGCGCGGCTTGGCCGATGATCGTGGCGCAAACACCCAGGATGCCCCACAGCGGGATCTTGCGATCGATGGTGATGCCTGCGGCAGGCACAGCGTCCATTGCCATGTGATCGCTTTCGCGGTATGCCATCACGCGGACTTTGCGGCGGGGCTCTTGATGTCGCCGTTCATTGCCGACGCACCTTCAGGTCTTGTAATTCGCCTCGCAACGCTTCAGCCTGCTGCTTGATGGCGGTCAATTCGGCCTCCATCTCAAGCACCTTGGTTTCGGCCGCAGCGGTGGCGGCGTTGGCAAGGTCAGCCGCCTTCAGCGCGGCGATGTGCGCCGCGTCGAGAATGTCGGAGAGAGGGAAGCCAGCGCCGGCCGCCAGCGCCACCGGCTGGGCGTTGCCGAGCGTTGCGGCGATGACCTGGGCCCCCTCCTTGATTTCCTCGATGAACTGGACGTGCGCGCCCTGGATCGCGCCGTCAGCCCCCCAGCGGACAAGCAGTTCGTAGGGGCGGATGATTCGTTCGATGGCCATGTCGTTTCCTTTCAGCCGATACGCCAGTTCGTGCCGTCGCTGCGGACACCAACGTTGTTCGCTCCACCCCCTGCGACGATGGCGTTGAAGGTGGTGGAATTGGCGTCCGAGACGTTGGCAAGGCCGCGTGGATAGGCCGCAGCGCTTGGCAATGTGGCCACCGTGTACGCGCCGACCTGCACCGGCCCGACAACCTCAAGTGCGCCGAGGACGCGCACCTTGTATGTGGGCCGCGGCGAGACTTCCAGATCGCCCGTAGACGAGTTCTGACGAAGGCTCGCCGCGTTGAGCGGGTCCGCATCGGCACCGATCAGCAGATACTCGGACAGCGCCCGCACCTTGTAGGTGGCGCGCGGTGTGAGGTCCAGATGGCCCGTGGTGTAGTTGTAGGCGACGGATGCAGGGTTGGCAGGCTGGCCGAGCTGCACATCGCCGCCAAACAGACTTTTGGTCGTGCCGCCGCTGAAGAAGGCGTAGTTGTTCAGGCCACGGGTCAGCGACTCGATCTTGACGCCGTAGAGGTTGTTGATCGTGCCGCCTGACCCCAATGGGTCATTGCCCTTGAACTGGGCCACCTCCAGGATGGAGCCGCCGTTGATGTCCGGCTGGGCGAAGAAACAGGACAGCACGTTCATGGTCGTGCCGCCAGTCAGGCTGATGTGCGGATAGGCCTGATAGTCGTGGTGGTGATCGAGGTTGACCGCGCCGTTCACGGTCATGTTGCTGTTGAAAGACGCGTGCCCGTAGATTGGAGCTCCACCGGCCGGCGAGAACGTCCCGTTGACGAGGTAGTCGTACCAGGCGTGCGTCGTGATCAGGCGCGTGGAGAGGAAGCTAGCGTCAGAGTACGGTGTCCCAGAGCCGCCGCCAGAAGCAACGGTGCGAAGCTTGATGTCTAGGGTGTAGTTCAGCAGTTGCAGCAAAACGTCGGCTGCAGATCCGCTCACCGGCGCCATCACGAAAAGCCGCCCATCGGCATCAAAGCCGAGCATCTTGCTCGCGCGCAGCGCCGCAGATGGGAGTGTTGAACCCTCGGTGTCGGATGGCGCGAACACCAGAGACCGGCCGACAACCTCCAGTAACTGCTGGATCAGTTGCATCAGCCGGTCGAGATCTCGCTCCAAGGTCTCGGCGGGGAAATCGTCGCCGTTCACATAGTCGCTCGACTGCAGCGCCTCGACATCGCGAAGCACAGTGATGTAGCCGCCGGCTGGATAGGCTGTCGTCGTGGTCACCGTGCCGGTCGGGTCACCGGCACCAGTCACCGTGTAGCCGACATCCAGCACCAGCTCGGACTCGTTGCCGTCGGCGTCGGTGTAGATGACGGAGAGGTCGCCGCTCTCGATGAAATAGAACGGCACAGTCCATGGGCCGGTCGTCCCGTTGGTGTTGTACTGTGCCCGGGAGACGGTGGTTTCGACGGTCATGCGCGCGGCCCTTTAAGACCGCGGCATGGTCTTGGCTGGGGCGGCGAACGTTTTTCCCTAGCGGCTGGGCGCAATCAGCCACTCCTGCCCGTTCTTCTCGGCGTCGCGCTGCATGCGGCGCAGGTAGCCCGGCGAGAGCATGTCCTGGATCTGATACAGGACCATGTAGTTCAGCACCGGCCGGACGTAGAACAGATTCATGAAGGGCGTGTTGTTCAGCACCTCGCCGAATGCGCGGGCCGACACGTCGTCACCTTCCAGCGCCTTGTGGTACAGGTCGACGATGCGGCCGGCGCTGCTGACGACCGGGCCGGCCAGACTCTCTATGGTGCCGGAGCCCATGCGGTTTGCCGCTCCGAACAGGAAGTCGCCGTAGATACCGGCGCCGCCGCCCTGCACCATCGCCGCCAGCACGACCTTGAGCGCCTGGCCGTCCTCGGTCGGGTCGCGCGGCGTCTTGCCCTTGGCCAGGTCCTTCAGCGCCATCGAGGCATAGCCCAGCAGCGTCGACATGGCAATCAGCCGGGCCAGGCCCTGCAACTCGCCGTTGCCGTTGCGCAGCGCGCCGATGAGGCTGTCGCCCTCGTAGCCGCGGCCGTAGACCTCGCGGCCGAGAATGCGCTGGGTGTATGCCCCGGTGAAGCTCTTGAACTGCATGGCGAAGCGCATGAACTCGCCGGTCCAGGTGCCAGGCCGCGTGCCCTGCAGCACGATTGCGCGCGTCTTTGCGTCTGGCTCCAGCGCCAGGGTGCTGGTCTGGTCGACGAAGTAGGTGCGCAGCTTGTCCTCGATCTCGCGGCGGGCGCGGGCCAGTTCGCCGTCGGTTGCGCCGGCTCCGGCATAGCTGCGGATGGCCGCCTCGTCCACGTCGCGCAGCGCCTCGGGCACGATGTAGGCCTTGCCGTCGACGTGCTTCTCGGCCGTCTTGCTGATGACGTTCCACTCGGCCTCGCCGATGCCGTAGAGGCTGAGGACGCGCTGATATTCGCCGCCGATCTCGGCCCAGCCCTTGCCGGCCTGCAGTGCCATGTGGTGCGACATGCCGAAGGCGGCCGACGTGCGCATGCGACTCTGCCACCACTGCGAGCCGTTCCACTTCATGAAGGTGCCCATGGCGCGGGACATCGAGCCGGCCTCGGCGAAGGAGCCCACCCGGCCCAGCTCGCCGGCCATGTTGTCCAGCACGACGCCCAGGGATGCGGCCAGCTCGCGGCGCTCCGGCGCGCTGAGGTCGCGACCTAGGCCGCCGACCGCTTCGGCCATGCCGGAGAAGAAGCCGCGGCCCTGGTACCGCGCGCCGCTGCCGTAGACCGCGACGTCATTCAACTGCGACAGCAGCATGCCGCCGAGCTTGGACAGCGATTCCCAGCTTCGCACGTTGGCGGCGCGCCGGGCCCACATGGCATTGCCGGCGATGTTCATCGAGCCGTCGACCGCCGACAGGTAGCGGTCCTGGGCGCCGCGGGCCTCGCTGATCTTCGTCACCGCCTCCACGTCGCCCGCCTCCTTGGCGGCCAGCGTCAGGTCGTCACGGATGGCGTTGACCATGGCCGTGGGGTTGGTGCCCAAGACCTGCATGATGCCGGTCGCCTGCGCGCTGCGCTCCAGCCCCTGCAGCACACTCTCGCGGAGGTTTCCGGCGCCGAACGCGGCGTTGTAGTCGAACCAGTCGTCGGCGCTCTTGAAGATGACCGAGCGCGACTGGGACAGCTTCTTCGCCAGGTTGGCCGGCCCCTTGAAGCCGCTGGCGACGTCATCGGGCACGGCCTTCAGGTGGTTGCCGCTGGCCAGGTTCGTCCACAGCGCGCGCAGCACCTTGTCGGGGTCCGTCGCGCCGCTGAGTGCCATCATCTGCGGCAGATCGAAGCGCTGGCGCGCGACATCGGCCCAGGCGTTGAAGCCGGCCTCGCCACCGTCCCCGCGCACCTTCTCCGGGACATGCGACTGCCGTGTGATGTAGTCGTCGCGCTGGCCGATCCATGCGCCGGCCCGGTTCGCGTCGGTGCGCGTGACCTCCTGCCACTTCGACACGATGCGGGCGATGTCGACGGCCTCTGCCGGCACGCTGGACAGGTCGGCCCCATCGCGGCGGATCAGGTATAGCGCGCGCGCCACGTCGCGATCCAGGGCGCCCGAGGCGAACAGCGCACCGTGGCCGCTGGCCTCCAGGTCATGAGTGAAGCCGGCGAGGTACTGCGCTTTCAGGGATTCCTGAACCGAGGCCACCGACAGCCGGGCGCCCTGCTTCGCGCGCTGCGTCCCCACCAGCATGGACTCGATGCCCAGCGCCGCGTTGTTGCCGAAATGCTGCTGCACCCAGCCGACGCGCTGCAGGCGCTTCGCGGCATTGAGGGCGGCATTGCGCTTCTCGACGAAGGCGGCCATCTGCACCTGGTCGGCAACCTCCTGCCCGGACTTCAGGCGGGCGTCGGCTTCTCCGAGCCCGTCGCGGACCATGACATAGCGCGTACGCGCCTCGATGGCCTCCTCCAGCGCCGCCAGCTCAGACGCCGACAGCGGCGAGCCCTCGGCGGCGTTGACCTTCTCGAAACACTCGCTCATGTCCTGATCCCACAGATGGCGGCGATGCGCGACACCTCGCCGATGGCGGCTGCGCGCTTCACCTCGTCGTCGAAGGCGGCCAGGCCGGCGATGCGGTCCAGGCTCTCGCGCGGGATTCCATTCGCTTCCAGGTTGCGCATCAGGTCGTCCAGACGCTGCAGGTCGGCCTCCAGCTCCTTTTCGATCTCCAGCGGCTCGCGGCGCTCCTTGCTGGCTGCGGCTTCGGAGGCCTCGCGGCTGCCGAGGTAGGCGGCGTCCGGTTCACGCTGCAGCCGCGCCGCGCGCGCGATGTCCTGCGGCGTGGTGCGGTTGCCGATCAGGCCCGGGTCGGACCGCACGAGCGCCTCGACCGACGGCAGCCGGCCGGCGGCGAAGTCGGCCACCGCTGCGCGCATGGCGGCCTCGCGCGTCTCGGGCTGGGCCATCCCGATGACGAAGGCGGCCGGCGGCTCCTCGACGCCCGTCACGGCGCGCGCGATGTCGGCGGCGCCCTTGATGCGGCCGGCCTCCTCGGCAACGCGTTCGGCGAAGCGCTCCGGCACCTCGCCGCGATCCAGTGCGGCCAGCTGCTGCTCGGCCTGGGAGGCCTTGGCGTTGGCGTCGACGGTGGCCTGCAGGCGGTCCCGCGTGGCGGTCAGGTCGGCGACCTCGTCGCCAAGCTGCTTGCGCGCACTGGCCTCGGCCTGCTTGCGCGACTGGCCCTGGCTCTGGAACTCCTTGGCCAGGCGCTTGAAGTCGCCGTCGCCCTGCAGGGTCTTTAGCCGCTGCTCGATGTCCGCCAGCTGCGTACGGGTCTCGGCGATGACGCGCGGCTCGGCGCGCTGCCCCGCTTCGGCCAGCAGCTCGGCGCGGAAGGTCTCGCGCAGGCTGTCGCCGGCACGCGCCGTGGCCGCCTCGGGCGTCATGTCGTAGAGGCGCGCGAAGGGCGCGTCGCTGACGGTGGCCAGCGGCTGGCGCTCGACCGGCTGCAGGGCGTGCTGCTCGACGACAGCAACGGGCACGGTGTCGGCCTGGCCCAGCCCGGCGGCGCGACGCTGCAGGTCCGTGAAGCCGGTGGCGTCGGTCAGCTTGCCGGCCTCGAAGTCCAGCACCTGGCGGATTTCCTTGGTGCCCAGGCCTGCGAAGCGGCTGTAGGGGTTGCCGCCGCCGAGATGGTCACCGATGGCGCCGCCCACCGCGTGCAGCCCGCCGCCCAGCACCGTGCCGAACGCCATGTTCATCAGGCTGTCGGTCATGGAGTAGTCGTCCTGCATCGCCGTGCGCAGGCCGTAGGTCGGCGCCTCCAGCACAGCAGAGCCGACGAAGCCCTCGGCGGCACCGATGGCGGCGCGCGCGCCGGCGCGGGCCAGGCCGGACTCTCCAGCCCGAGCCAGCATGCTCGCGACGCGCGCCTCACGCACGACGGGCACGAAAGCGCTGGCGACGTTGAGCGGGTCAGCCAGGCCGGCCAGCAGCATCGCGCCGCCGCGCACCGGCGTGCCGACCCACGAATAGGGCGTCGCCGCATCCACCTCGCGCATCAGCTGCTGATTGCGCTGGCGCTTGATGATGATGTCGACGGCGCTCTGCGTGTAGCCATCGGCCGGCGCGGAGTGCTTGATGCCTGCACCCTGGAACAGCTGGTTCGCCGCCTCCTGCGTGAGCCGTGGGCCCTGGTTGGCCTGCTGCAGTTCGGCGTAGTCGGCGATGACCGAGGACGCATTTCCTGTGACCGCCGAGCCGACGGCGCCAGCGAACGACAGGCGCGAGGATGGCTGGAGCTCGCCGCGACCGGCCAGCACGCCCGGGGAGGTGTCGACGTAGTAGGCCATCAGCGGCGCGGGTTAAGTTCTTGCTGCCGGCGGCGCATCCACTCCTCGTGGCCCTCGCGCGTGTTGTCGGACGCCTTGGCTGCACCGGCCTTCGTCGTGAGGTCGGCCCAGCTGCGCGACACAGGCCGGCCGTCATGGCCCAGCACCGCATAGACACCGCCGTCGGCGCCGCGCAGGCGCAGTTCCAGCCCGGTTTCGTCCTGGTTCGTGATCCACATCGAGCGGGCGCGCAGCACGTCGTCGGCCAGCTGCTGCGGGGCATCACCGGCAAACACCTTCGCTTGGCCAGACTTCACCAGGTCCTCGACGGCAGCCTCGGTGCCTCGGCGGATGGTCGGCATGTCCACGGTCTTCGGCACGCGGTAGGTGTCGCCCCACTGGTACTTGTGGCCCATGGTCTCGGTGTAGGCCTGCTTTGCGGCGGCCTTGGCGGATTGCCCCTGCGACATGTAGAGCGTGGCCAGCTTTTCGGCGCCCTCGACCACCGTGGCCAGCGTCGTGTTACCCGAGGCGCCCTGGGCGGTGAATGTGCGCTGCGCCTCGTCGAACTGGGTCAGCACAGCGTCGCGCAGATCCTTCAGGTCGCCCGGCTTGACCAGCGCCTTGAGCTCGTCGGGCTTCATCTTCGCCACCTCAGCCATGCGCAGCCGGCTGGCATCGTTGGGCATGTTCGGGATGATGAGCGCCGCCGGCGGCAGCTTGTTGTCGCCCGCCAGCTGCGCGTAGACCTGCGGCCAGTGCTTGCCCCACGACTGCTCGAGCCCCTGCACCAGCTCCGCGGCGTTGGCGCCGCTCTGGCTGAACTGGTCGCTGATGGCGTTGGCCTGCATATTCGTCAGCAGCTTCGGGCCGCGCGGCTTGTTGCCGGTGATGTCGTCGCGGATGAGGCTGACGCCCAGCCGCTCCTGCTCGGCCGCGGTGGTGGACGCGTAGCGCTGGACAGCGGCTGCAATGGCGGCCTGTCGCGATGTCGGCGAGCCGAAGGTTGTTCCTGGCGCGGAGACCTCGCCCAGCACCTCGTTGAGCTGGCGCTGCGCCTCCTGCACTCGCGGCGACGTGGCGGCGGCGTAGGCCGCGGGGTCGGCGGCGATCTGCTTCTCCACCAGCTTCTGCGCCTGCTGCACGGCCTCAAACTTCTGCGTGTTGCCGGCAAAGCCTGCTCCGGCTGCTGGCTTCTGGCCCTCGACGAGTTGGGCACGCTCGGCGAAGCTGGCGGTGCGCATCTGCTGGATGGCGCCGCCGATCTCCAGGAAGTTGCCGACCTCCTGCTGCCACATGGCCGGGCCGTCCTTGCCGTGCAGGCGTGTGTATTCCTCGACGGTGGGCGACACACCCTGCGGCACGTTGACGCCGGCCATCACCATCGACTGCACGTCCTTCGTGCGCATGGCGACGTCGTAGCGCCCTTCGGCCGCGCGCCGGCTCAGCTCGGTGCGTGCCATATGCGTGACATGCTGCAGCGCCTCGGGCGTGAGGTTGGACAGCAGCTGGTCGTTCTTGACGGCCTCGGCTGCCATCTCCGGTTTGTCGAAGGACGCGCGGTCCAGCAGCTGCTGCGGGTCGCGCTCGGCAATGCCTGTCGCGGCGCCCAGCGCCAGCTTCTCGCGAGCGTTGGTCTCCAGCTTCTCGCGCACGTCATCAGGCAGCGTCAGCGACTGGGCCAGCGCCCGGCGGCGGGCCAGCGCGTCGGTGAAGCTGGCCGGGTTGGCGTAGACCAGCCGACGGTCATCTTCCAGGCCGACATCGAAGTTCGCCGCGACGCGGCCATTGCGGTAGCTGACCTCGGCGGCGGCCAGGCGCTGGTTGATCTCGCCGCGCATGCGGGCCGCGGCAGACGCGAACTTCGGCTGGCCCAGGCTGTTGACGCTGGGCTCCTCCTCCTTCACCCAGCCGTCGAACTCCTTCATCAACTGGTCGGTCGCGCCAGTCAGCCCCTCCGGGCGCTGCTGCAGCTCGCGCACGCGCTGCTGGGCCTTCAGGTCCAGCCGGCTCTGCGCGTTGATGATCTGGACGTCGGCCTCGTTCGCATCGAGGCGGCGCATCTCGGCCTCACGCTCCTGGCGGGCCAGGTCGCGCTGGCGGTCGACGTAGCCGGCGATGCCGGCGCCCAACTGCGCCGCGCCGCCAACAAGGCCGGCAACGCCGGACCCCTGCTGACCTTGCGTCGGTGCATCAGGGACGCCCCCGCGGGCGACGATCTGATTGAGCGGTAATGCCGGCATGTCAGCTTCCCGGGATGAGCCGATGGGTGGTGGGGTTCTGCTTTGTTGTGCTCGGACCGCCACGAATGGAGCGACTGCCGTAGTAGCTCACCGCTGCGCTGGCGCTGACGAGCGGCGCCGCACGGCCAAAGATCTTGTCGACGACGCCGCCGAACAGCGGGTCGATCATGTACTTGAACTTCTCCGCTTCCTTGTTGCGGATCTCGTCCTGCTGCCAGGCATTCAGGTCGCCCTTGTAGCGCTCGGTCAGCGCTTCGAGTTCAGCCTGGCCGGCGCTCTGCGACTGCAGTTGTGCGATGGACCCGCTGTTGGGGTCGAAGCCGGATTGCGCAGCGGCGGCACGTTGGCGGCCTAGTGCAATCGCGTTGCCGCGACGGATACGGTCCTCGTTTGCAGCCGAAGTGGCGTAACCGGCTTCCTTGGACTGGCCAGCGTTCGCGGCGTTGTCGAAGACGTCATAGACCTGTCCGGCCATCTGCACGCCCTGCGAGATGAATTGAGCCCATGCCATCAGCGTGTCCTTGCGTAGAGGTAAGCCGCGCGACCGCTGGGCAGAAACTTGGCCATGGGCTTCGGGGTCTCCAACTCGAAGCCGAGCAGCACGGCCCAACGACAGCCGGCGATGAAGTCCGCGTCCACGGCCATCTCGATGCGGGCGAATGGTGTTTCGTCGAAGCGCGAACGTATTTCCCGGGTCAGGACCAGGAGGTGGGGGCCGGCGTCCTCCGACAGCAGCGCCCATGCATAGCCGCGGCCCGGCCAGCATTCAGTGATGCCGGCACAACAGATGGGCCGCGCATTGACCAGCGCCGTCCAGGCGAGGCCCGTCGGCACCGAGTTGTCGGCTGCGAACTCCTTGGCCTGGTGGTGCTGCGGGCGAAAGCCCTGCAGATCGCCCGGCATGAACGGGCGGATGTCGATCACCGATCAATCTCGTAGTAGCGCCCGCCGCCGTAACGCCCGCCCTCCCCGGGCGACGGGGGCAAGCGCGGGCCCGTTGGCGATGCCGGCACCTGGCGCCGGTCGCGGTCGCGCGTGATGTGCAGCACGCCGCCGCCGCCCTGCATGGCGCTGATGCGCGGGCCGGCCGAAGCTGTGCCCATGCCACCCAGCACCATCTGGCCAGCCTCGATGTCGTCGCCCAGGCCGGGTTTCACCGGCCCTCCGACACCAGCGACTGCGGCATGACGGCAACGACAGTCAGCGGCATGGGCCGGTCCTTCTTGATGACGATCGGCATGGACTTCTCGTAGTCGCCGTCCCACTCCATCTCGATGTCGCCGGTGAAGGCCGGCGGCGGGCTGCCCATGGGCACCGACGTGTTCCGGTACTTCATTTCCTTCAGCGTGTCCTCGGACCGGCCGGCGACGCCACCCAGCGAGTGGTCCACGCGGATGACCATGACGTTGGCGCGCTTGGTCTTGCCCTGGCTGGTGCCGTTGCCGCTGCCGCCCTCGATGTCCATCGGCTGCAGGTAGCCCTCGCACGGCAGGCCGACCTGCACCTTGGATGCTGGGCGCTGCAGCGTGATGGAGCCGCCGCTGACGACGCGGTCTGGATGCCGGGCGCCGTCGACGAGCACCCACACGGTCTCGCCCTCCAGGTAGTCCAGCCCGCTGATCGCCGTGGCCGGCGCGCCGCTGTAGGTGGTGAGCATGTCGGCGTAGCACCAGTCCGCCTGGTCCATCTCGTCGGTCTCGTCCTGCTCCTTGCCGAGGTAGCCGATGTAGCGGCGCGTCACGCCGTTGATGGTGTAGCGCGCGCACACCCAGAGGTCATCGCGCGAGCCGTCGGGAGAGGGGATCGTCTCGACGCACTCGACGCTGGCGCCGGCCATCGGGTGCCGCGTCCAGGCCACGACGTCATGCTCGCGGTCGAAGGTCAGGGCCACGAGCTTGCCGTCGCTGCGGGCACCCCACACCACGGACCATGGCTCCTGCTGGAAGGCGATGTCCACCAGCCCTGGCTTCTGGATGTGGTGCGCGAACTTGGTGACGTCCGGGCTCTCAAAGCCGTCTTCCTCGAAGCGGAAGGCCATGGCGCGCACCTTGCGGCCGGCCTTCTGCACGAACAGGGTATCGCTGCCGACGCGCTGCGGCTGCACGCGGCTGCTGCCGTACTTGCTCTGTCGCTGGGCCTTGCAGTTCTCCGGGCCGAACGCGTCGGAAGTCGTGGCCTCGACCAGCGCCCATTCGTCGCCGGCCGTGCCGATCAGCAGCACATCGCCGGGCGACATCCAGCGGATGGCGTTGACGCCGTCGCTGGCCAGCGTGCGCTCGAAGCCACTGTCCGGCGTGATGACGCCGTTGATCTCGGTCGCGAAGTTCTCGAAGTCGGCGCTGACGCTGAACCAGATGGTCTCGTCCCGCGCGAACACCAGGCGCTCACGGAAGAAGGTCACCGAGGTCGGATAGCCGTCCGTCGCGTTCCAGGCCTGCAGCGCCCAGCGCGTAGTGGCATTGCCGCTGCCGACAGCGCCGGCCGGGATCTGCGAGATGACCGTGGCGTTGACGTGCGTCGAATCGGTGAAGGCGGTGATCTCGGCCCAGCCGTAGCCCGCGTCCTCGAACTGCCACTGCACGCCGCTGTCGCCGTCGTAGGCCGCGCCGACGGTGTGCGTGGGCTTCACGCTGCCGGTGGTCGCCGAGTTCAGCGCGCGGTAGTTCTTGCCGTCGCTGCGGCGCAGGTCACCCAGGATGATGCCCTTGTCTGCCTCCCACTGCTTGGTGTCGCGGACGTCCTTCTCACCGAGGTAGATCTGCTGGCCGACCATGCTGGCAGTGAATGCGGGCGCGCTGGCCACGAGCGTCGTGGTGCCGGTCTTGGCGCCGGCATAGATGGTCGTGGTCGTGGCGTTCTGTGCCTTGAACGCGGGCGGAGAGAAATCCACCGCGGCCAGCGTCCAGTTGGTGGGCGCCAGGCGCGACAGCTTGTAGGGCGGGTGCGCAGAGTGCACCAGGTAGATGACGTCACCGGTCTGGACGTATCGCAGCGCGCACGAGCCGTCAGCGTTGGTGAGCTCTGCCGCGGTGTAGGGCGACACGATCTCGTATGGCGTCGACGGGCCGGTGATCACCTGGCCGTGGTTGTAGAAGAAGCGCACGTAGCCGTCGCCGAACTCCAGCATGTAGGAGTCCTCGACGCTGAACTCGAAGCGGACCAGCCAGGTGCGGTCTCCGCTGTCCTTGACCTCGGCGCAGAAGACGAAGCCCGGCCGCGCGAAGGCTGGGCCCTGCACGGCCGGCAGGAAGTTCTCCATGCGCTTGCAGCCGCTGGCGTACTTGGCCACGTCTGGCCGGCCTGCGATGTAGGGTGAGAGTTCGCCGCCGTTGAACGACGTCTGCATCGGGGAGGACTTCATCAGCCCTCCGTCAGTGCGCGCAACCAGCCGCTGGGCGGGATCTGGCGCGGCGGCTGCTCGATGGCGTTCACCCGGCGCGCGTCACGGATGGCGCGCTCCCGCTCCTGCCAGGCCAGCTCGCGCTTGCTCTGGTTCTGCGTCAGGCGCTCGCAGATCTCGGCAGCCAGGCGGCACGCGAATGCCTCGACGAACAGCGCCGGGAACAGGCCGGGCGTCGTGATGCGGCGCACGTAGCGCACGTTCAGGGGCGAGCCCTGGTCGGTCAGGATCTGCATGCCGCTGTCGCTGCCCTCCAGCTGGAACAGCGCGCCGGCGTTGGAGTCGTAGAACACGTAGTTCTCGCCGACCTCGACCATGGCCAGGTAGTCCGACGGCACGGGGTAGGCGTAGGCCCAGCCGAACAGCGGGGCGGTGCTGCTGGCTGGCAGCTGCTGGCGCTTGATAGCGAAGGTCCAGGGCTGCGCGGCCAGCTCGGCGTCGAGCTTGACGCTGTAGATCGCGCGCAGGACGCCCGCCGACTCGGTGTCATCGTCCAGGCTGACGATGCGAGCAGCGCCGGCCTTGGTCAGCGCCTGGTTGCAGATCTCGACTTGTGAGGCCATTGGTTGTGCACCGGCAGGGGGTGGGGATCAGGCCGCGTAGGCGCTGGCAGCAACAGGAACAGACATTGCCACATGCCCGGCGGGCGCTGGGTGCAGGCCGTCGCCGGTATAAAGCGATGGCGTGCCGATGCTGGCCGTGGCGCCGCTGACAGTCGTGCCGGCATTCGCTGACGTCGTTACGGTGGTTGCGTTGACGTAGGTCAGTGTCGCAACCAGCGTCGCGCCCGCCGCGCCTGCGCCGGCAACGCGCGCGGTGCGTCCCGTGTCGGCCGCCGTGAAATTGGCGGTCACGCTCGTCAGCTGATTGGTCCCCGAAGTGATCGCAGCATCAGTAATGACGCGCCCGTCCGCCTTCCACAAGCCCGAGTCTCGCGAAGACTCAACAGCATCGGCCAGCTCAACGTAGCCCCGCAGTGGGTGGCCGAACGAGCCTGCCCGCAATGCGCCAACCGTGCCGGTTGGCACGGGGAAGCCAAGGGAGTTGATTGGCGCACCGTCGCGTATCCAGTTGTTGACGGTGATCCGAACCGTGTTCTGGCCGGCATTGGAGACAGTCTGATTTGCGACGGTGGCCCAGGTGTCGGTAGACGTCGAATTTGGCGGCATCGTGCCCGCCCACACATCGATGCCGCGCAGCGCAAGCCACTTCCAGATCAACAGCCGATTGACCATCAAGTCAAATGCGGCAATGTTGTTGATTCGGATATCGTTGATGCCGTATGCCTCAAGGACACGCGTAGCAGTGGCGGCCAGCTTGAGGCGATGCTTTGTTGTGGACGTCAGGAACTGGGCCGCAGTTTCTGCGTGACGGCTGACGTTGCAGAAGCCTCGCGCGGCGGCAATAGCTCGCGCGACATATCCAAGACCGACGCCAGCCGGCGGCGCGGCAGTTGCGCCGGACGCGGTGTACTGGTCCCCCACACCTTGCTGAATCGAGTCGCCTGCAGTCCCCAGGCTTTCCGCCCCCTGCGCGTAGCCCAGCACCGCCAACGGACCATAGCCGGCGCTACTGTTGCTGGCGTGAGAGGCGTAGCTTGCGTGCGTCTGGTTGTTGGGGGTCGCCGAGGCATAGAGCTTATCGCCGCTTCGCGAGGCATCGTAGGACGGCCAGTAGGTCGTCGATGTCGGCGACGTGAAAGCCAGGTAGTTGCGGACATTGAAGTCCACCCCCTTCACAACGGGGATTGCAACAGGGTCGGATACGACCAGCAGCCCGTTCGGGACCGAAACTGTCGACGCTGCGCTGAACGTGAAGTCGTAGAACGTACCGGAGCCCTGAGGGTATTCGATGGTGACTTGCTGAAGTGGCAAATCGCTCCCGATGTCGGTGCCGTAAGCAAATGCCCCGTACACCAAGCGCACAAGCGCGACGGTAGTTGTCGCGCGGTACTGCCACAACGATGAGACATAGGGGAATGACTGCGCTGATTGATAGTTGCCACCGTTCCCGGCGGCAAAACCTAGCGTCCCTTGGGAATAGGAGGGGCTGCGGCCAACGATGCTGACCCAGCCGGGGCCAATGAGACCGTCATAGATATTGGCGCGGTAGGTCATGTCAGACAGCCCCCCAAACCGAACCGGTGTAAGAGAAGTCCTGGGAATCGCCCAAGGTTTGGAAGCCCTGCCAAGCTGAATCGATGGCACCCGTGACGGTCGGCGCATTGGTGCCGGCCAGCCACTTGACCCGGAACACCTGGTTCGTGGTCGGCGATGTCGGCGCAGCAACGGCAAACGTGCCGCCCGTGGTGTCGCACGGGATCGCCTGGCCGGCCACGGCCTGATACGCGGCTGTCTGCGTGGCCACCCACGAAACGCCCCCACCCCCTGACACCGAGGATCCATTGGCGTAGAGGTTGCCCGTGACCGGGTCCTGCACGACGACGGGCGACGGGTCACCATCCTGCTCGACCAGCCCCAGCAGCTGGCCCGCGTCGCTGAACTTCTTGCGCAGGGCCGCGAGCGGAGAGAAGGTCGGCATGTCTTACCCCTTGGTCTGGTTGGCGTCGGCGTAGCAGCCCGTCGCCGTCGTCACGACAGCGCGGATGCGGCCCGGCGGCAGTTCGAACAGCGCGAAGCCGTTCGCGGAGATGGCGGCGCCGACGTTCAGCCAAGTGGTGTCGTCGGGGCCCATGTACTGGAACTGGACGTTCCCGCCGCCCCAGGTGGCAACGGCGGAGAACATGCCCCGGCCGCCGCCCCAAAGGAAAGAGGCGCCGTTGCCAGCGCCTGCGTTTTCGAGAATGCGTGGCATCTGGCGCTCCTCAGACCGGCGGCCAGGTGTCTTCGACGATCCGGCCCATGAGCAGCTCCAGCGCGCGCAGCGTGGCCTGCTTGCTGTTGTTGGTGGCGTCGTAGGTGATGCGCACCTCGACGTGCGCGGCGGCGGTAGACGATCCGGTCTCGGCGACCTGCGTCTTGTCCTGGCCGAAGTTGACGCTGTAGAAGCGATCCGCCATTGCTGGCCTCCGATGGAAGAACCGGGGCCGAAGCCCCGGTGGTTTGGTCAGCGAACGACGTACACGCGGGTACGGACGGAGCCAGTGCCATCGCAGGCGCCGGTAAGCGTCCAAGCGACGTCGTACTCCTTGCCGGGGTCCGAGGACAGGCCCAGCATTTCCCACACGCGCTTCTCGCCGTTGGCGATCAGGCCGCCGGCTGCTGCGGCTTCGTCGGTGATGTCCGAGTCGATGGCGCCGGCGTTGAACGACACCGCGGAGGCGAAGAAGTCGGCGTCGACCACCGTGCCGCCATTGGGGTGCGTCAGCAGGTCGTAGAGGCCCAGGTCCGCCGCGGTCGTGGTGCCCATGTCCGCGTTCGTTGTGCAGCGGATGCGGTCCATGTAGTCGCTGGACTTGATCTTGCCCACGCGGTAGGTCGAGCCGACGCTGTCGCCGTTGGTGATGGTCGTCAGCGCGTTGACGGCGCGGACGACCTCGCCATCGGCCAGGCCTCGGGGGTTCTGCACGCGGGGGAGCGCGTTCGCGTTCGTCACCGCCGTGCTCTTGAGGTTCACAACTGCCATGTCAGTTCTCCTTGATGAGGGTCAGCGGATCAGGACTCGGAGCACTTGATCTCGATCAGGCGCTTGGCGTCGCGCCGGACCGAACCGTAGTGGCCGTCACCGTAGGCCTGCCACGGCTCGCCGCGCAGGTCGTTGCGCTGAGACACGCGGGTCTTGGCGCCACCGTTCCAGACGCACGACGCCATGGCGCGGCGCGTGTAGAACGGCACGCGGCGGTAGCCGCTGCCGTCCGTCTGCAGGCGGTTGGACAGGATCCACTGCAGGCCCATGTAGTTGCTGCCCACGATCGTGCCGGCGTCGATGATTCGCTTGCTGGTGAAGTCGGTCGAGGTGACCTCGATCTCATTCATCAGGTTGCGCTCCTGCTTCGGCGAGATCACGCAGAAGATCTGCTCGTCGTCGTCGATGCCGACTTCCTGGCTGCGCAGGATTTCGAGACCGGCCTGCAGCTTCTCGACGTTCAGGCCCGAGGTGGCGCCGCCGACGCTGACGCCGACCTGGAAGCCGGACGCGAAGCTGTCGGTTGCGATGCCGCCGCTGTTGGTCTCGAGGTTGCGGTCCGCGAAGAAGGCGCGGATGGCCTCGTCGTCCTGCTTGCGGTTGAGTGCCGCCACGATGCCCATCACGTAGTCGCTCTGGGGGTTGGCGTTCATCTGCATCGCTTCGATGGTGTCGAACAGGACCGCCTTGTCGAAGTGGCGCGGGTAGACCCACGGGCGCTTGTGGTCGGGGTTCGCGCCGACCATGGGCTCGTAGAGACCCGTGCGCTCGTCGGCCTCGAAGGACTCGATCAGGTTGATGACCGTGGCGGCCTTGCCGACGGCGGTCTCGGGGGTGAAGGTGCTCGCGATGCGGGGGCGCATCTGCTGGGCGACGAGTTCGACAGCCGAGGCGTATTGCTGGCTGTAGAAGGCAATGCTGTTGTCAGGCATGGCTGGCTCCGATGGGTTGGATCACTGGGGTTGCTGATCGCCTGGCCTGCCCCTTGCGGGAGCCTCGCTTGCGCGTGTCGTGCGCCAACCGCCATGTCTTCCCCTGGAGCCATCGGAGGCCCGCCGGCCCTGCCCGATCCGCCGGTTACCCGGCTGTCTGGCGGGCAATGTCGGCGGATGGGGGGCGAACGTTTTTCCCTACTTCAAGCCGGCCACGATGCGGTCGAGCTTCTGCAGCTCGGCCCACTCGGCGCTGTTCGCCACCATCGCCTTGGCGCGCCAGTCCTTGTCGGCCATCAGCTGCGTGCGGCGGGCCTTGGCACCCTCTGGCGTCATGCCGAAGCTGCCCATCTCGCCCATGCCTTCGGCGCCGTGCTCGCGCATCAGGTCGCCGGCCTTGGCTAGGGCCTTCATGACCTTGGTGAAGCCGACGGCACCCTCCAGCGTCTCGATGGTCGACGCGTCCATGCCCAGGCCCACAGCCGCGCGACGGGCCAGCTCCTTGCGCATGTCGTACTCGCCGCCCCAGTCGCGCTTGAGGTTGGCCTGCTCGGCGTCCAGTGCCGCCGTGACGGCAGCGGTCTGCTGGGCCTCCATCTCGCTGCCGTGCTGGGCGTACCAGTCGGCCAGCGCCTTGCCCTGTTTGCTGCCGATGCCGAGCTCGTGCATCTTGGCGGTGACGGCCTTGGTGAACGCGTCGCTCTGCCCCTCGGGCGGCTTGATGCCGTAGCCGTCCGGCGTGCCGGGCCGGCCCAGCTTCGTGTAGAAGTCCGCCCACTCGGCCGGCGTGGCGTCGTCCTTGGGCATGACCACCGTGCGGCCAGCGCGGTCAGCGCCCAGCAGCTTCTCGAGGTTGCGATGGCCTTGGACCGCGTCGAGCGGCGACTTCCAGCCTGCGTTCTGGACGTGGCCCAGCAGCTCCGGGTCGGGGTTCTCGCCCAGCCAGGCATGCGGCGCGGGGGCAGGCGGTGCAGGAGCAGGAGGCGGGGGAGCGGGCGGGTTGCCACCACCACCGCCGGCGCCGGCTTCGTTCATGAGGGGGTAGCGCTTGTGGAAGCGAAAGCGGGTGTTCATTCGTCGTGGGTCCTGTGTTGCGCGATCCGGTCGATCTGGTCGGGGCTGAGGCTGCACATGGCGGTGATGCGGTTGAACACATCGCGCCTCCCTTCCGCGAAGGCCATCGCCAGCGGATCGCTTTGCTGGGTGACCTGCGAAACCTTGAGGGTGGAGCGGCTGGCGTAGCAGTACTGCGCCAGGTCCTTCATGACCGTCTCGGCGGCCGGGCCGAGCTCACCGCCCGGGGTCATGAACAGCGCGCGGTAGCACCAGGCGCGGTTGCGGAGGCGTGCGCGGACGCGCTCGAATGCTTCGTTCCAGCCCATGGCGGGCTCCTTCCGTCAGAGTTGCGGACGGCCGCCAGCGGCCTGCATCTTGGTGAGGTTGGCCGCGGCAGAGGACACCGCCGGCGCGGCGTCGACGAGAGACTGCATCTCGGCCTGCTGAGCGCGTTGCTCTCTGGCTGCATTGATGGCGTCGGCGTCGTTGAGGTACTTGGCCGGCACGCCGTTGATCTCGGCCAGGCCCATTGCCATCTCCGGCAGCTTGAACGCGTCCAGCACGCTCGGATCGGCTTCGGCCATCGGCAGGGCGGCCTCCAGCGTGCGCGTGATGGCGATGCCCTCGCTCGCGCGCATGGCCTGGCGCATCGGGCTCGTGTACTCGATGCGGTACTCGCCGGCCGCCTCAATCATCTCGGGCGGCATAGGCGGCAGCTGGCCGGAGCGCGCGCCCAGGTCCAGCTCACGCTCGGTGATCGGGCCCAGGCACTCCGTCTCCAGGCGGCCGACGATGGGAGCGAGCTGCACGGCGCGCTCCTGCATCAGCTCCAGCGTCTGAGTGGCCGTCATGTTGGGGTGCTCGACCAGCACGCGGAACACGTCCAGCAGGAACGCGCTGCCGATGATCTCGCGCTCCTTGTCCATCATGTCCATGCCGATCTCGACCTTGGCGCCGGTGATGAGCGGCTCGACCATGCGCTGGCCTTGCGAGTTGATGCCGCCGAAGTTCAGCGCGCCCGGCACCATGCTGAACGCGCCCAGCACGCCGTCCTCGGACAGCAGCAGCGGCGGGTCGACGATCTTCTGGCCGGCCTGGATGACCGTCTTCTTCATCGCGTTCAGCACCTTGATGTCGCTGAGCGCCATCCAGGCAGGCGAGCGGCCGTAGACCTCGCCGGGCGACGTCATGTAGCGCATCGTCCCGAACGGCCAGGTGTTGTAGCCGCCCTCCTGCAGCGAGACCTTCTGGGCGGTGAGGAAGTAGCACGACGCCCAGGGCATGCCCGAGTAGCCGAGGCGCTCGGGGTCGTAGTCCTCCCGCGGCATGACGACGTGGGCAATCTCGACCTGCTCGTCCGGGTTCTTATGCAGCCGCGCAGCGAGATCCGACGGCATGTCTGCCACTTTGAGGCCCTGGGCCTTCTGCTTCTCGATCCAGGCGTGCAGCTGGCGCAGCGACCACGACCACCAGCGGAACACCGTATCTACGATGCCGGCGTCGTTCTCCATGATGATCGTGCGCGCCAGGTGCAGCGACTTGTAGCGCAGGAAGGGGCGGCGCATACGGCTGTTCGGGTCCACCGCCCAGCCCTCGTCGACGTAGAGATTGCCGGTGCCGAACACGAAGCCCTGCAGCGACGACTCACCCATCTGCGCCTCGAAGGCGCCGCGCGGGGAGTAGCGCGCCTGGAACAGCCAGTCGGTCGCCGCATCCAGCCACACCGCGACGCGGTGCACCTTGTCCAGATACGGGTTGCCGGTACTGAGCTTCTGGTAGCGCTGGTTCGACGGCCAGGCGAAGGTGCCCACCACCGCGTTCGCCTTCTGCGCCGCGAGCGCGGCCGTGGCGTCGAACATGTGCTCGGTGCGTCGTGCACCGTCCGACTGCTTGGTGTTGAAGTCGGCCATGGAGGGCAGCACGCGGTCAGCGATCTGCTGCCAGGTGTCCTCCCAGTTGCCGCGGTTGCCCCGTGCCGTCTCGAATCGGCGGATGACGGCCTCGATGTCCATCACTGCCCCAGGAGCTGCTTAGACGCGGTCTGCGGCGCCGGCTGGTCACGCTCGGTCAGCACGGAGGCGGCGCGGCCCTTGCGGCGGCGCAGCTGGTCCTGGTAGTCCTGCTGGGCGCCGTCGGTGTCCTCGACTGTCGGAGGCGGCGGCGCTGGGGCGGTTGAAACCTTGGGGCGGAGAAAAGACATCGGCGGCACTCCGGAAGTGCCGGCAATGTGTCGCCCGAGGGGGCGAACGTTTTTCCCTAGTCGATGTCTGGCAGTTCGTTCAGTTGCACCGGTACGACCCCTTCCGGCGTGACCCAGCACGGCGGATGGTCAGGCGCCACCATCACCATGCGCTCCCCGACCATGGCCAGCCTTGCGCCCGGCGGCAGTTCGCAGATGAACTTAAAGCTTGGACGTGTAGTCCTTGGCGTTGCTGGTTCAGGAAGGTCTTCCATGTCGGCACTCTAGCCCAGCGGGTTGTAGTCGGTGGCTGCCACGCGCGTGCGGCCCAGCGGCTGGCGGCTGGTGCGCGTGTCCTTGCGCTGCACCGGCTCGGCGAAGGTGAGCGCGAGCGCGTCGGCATCGTCAGGGCTGGCCAGGCCGCGCTTCTTCATGTCCTCCTTCTTCTCCATGACGGTGCGGCCGTCCTTGTCGAAGAAGTACTCGCGCCCGGTCAGGTCGTCCTTCAGCTTGTCATCGCCGTCGACAACGCCGGTGGGAAGCCAGTCCTTCATGAGCGACCACATCTCAGCGGACTTGTTCGCGTACTTGGTCGCCTCGCGCGCGGCGCCGCCGAAGTTGACCTCGGTGATTCGGTAGTTGCGGCTCTTGAGGATGTCGATGACGCCAGCGCCCACGCCGCCGCCGTCGATGAATACGGCCTCCGGCTTGTGCACGTCGATGGCCTCAGCGATCCGGCCGGCGCTATAGACCGTGTCCATGCCGCGCCACTTGATGGGCCTGATGACGCGTCCATCGCGCCCCTGCCTGCCGCGGATGACGCTCTCGTCGTCGCCGAAGCGGGCAATGTCCACGCCGAAGATCAGCGGCGCGCCCTCGTCCTTGAACTCGAGCCGGCGCTGCTGGGCCGCCTCGACAGTGTCCGTGCCGATGAACTGCGCCACCGCCTGCGAGGGGAACTCGCCGCGCACGCGGACCTTCACGATGTCGCTGTCTTCGCCGTAGGTGTTCACCATTTCCTCCAGGTAGGCCTTGTTCGTGCCCTCGACGGTGCGGCTGTCGATCTTGCGGGTGATCCACAGATGCCGGTACTTGCCGAAGCACTCACGGAACCGGCCGGTGTTCTGCGTCGGGTTCCCGAACGCCAGCCAGATGATCTCGGTGTCCTCGTCGGTAAGCGCGCCCTCGGCCACCTCCCACACCTTGGGCGCGATCTTGGAGGCCTCGTCGAACACGAGGATGATCCGTTTGCCCTCGTTGTGCAGGCCGGCGAACGCCTCGGTGTTGTTCTCGCTCCAAGGGCTGGCATCGATGCGCCAGCTCTTCTCGGCGCCGTCCTCGGCCGCGTAGAGCGACATGGCCGGCACCTTCCACCAGTGCGCGTTGATCGCCAGGCCCGCCCACTTGCTGACCTCGGGCCAGGTCTTCGTGCGCAGCTGGGCCTCGGTGTTGGCGGTGACGACGCCGCGGGTGTGCGCGCAGGTCGACACGCCCCAGTTCAGCAGCATGGAGATGAAGGCGGATTTCCCGATGCCGTGCCCCGAGGCTACGGCGACGCGCAACGGCTTGAAGCGCGTGGCCGGATTGCTGAGGTGCTCGCCGATGACGTCGAACGTCTCACCCTGCCACTTGCGCGGGCCGGTGTGTCGCTGCAGTTGGCCGTGGCCCCAGTCGTACGCGTAGTTCGCCCAGCCTTTGGGGTCGTGCTTGAAGCGCACAGCCGCGGCGGCGATGGCGTCGTCAGCCTGCTCGGGCGTCACTTCAGCCTGGCCTCGGCACGCTGCAGGCGCTCGCTGATGGTCAGCTCGCCCTCAAGCTTCACCACATCCTTGAAGGCGCCGACGCCGACGTGCTTGCCGACCAGCTCCTTGATCCGCGTGCGGTCGGCCAGCTTGACCTTGCGCACCGTGGCGAATTCAGCCTTGCCGTCGGCGTCGGTGCCGACACGCTCCTGCACGGTCTCAATGCCGGCGACCAGCCCCGTGCGCCAGACCTTCGGCCACTCGTGCACTGGCTTGAGGTTGCCGGTGGCGTCGTAGATGTCAGCCAGGTCGGCCTCGGCTTCATCGTGCAGGCGACGCAGGACCCAGTCGGCATCGACCTTCGTGCGCTCGCCGCGGGCCTTCATGGCCTGGGCAACCGCATCAGCCACATCAGGCCGGCCCAGTAGCGTGTGGGCGAGCTGCTTTGCTGTGCGCTCGCTGTATCCGGACCGGATCGCTGCCTGCGTGGCGTTCAGGTCCACTAGGTATTCGCGGACGAAGGCTTCCTGCTTGGGGGTCACGCCGGCTCCTTCACCTTCTTCGGCCGGGCCGGCGCCGGCTTCCGCTTGGCCTTTGCTTCCTTGGCGATCTGATGGATCGGCGGCCACTGCGGCAGCGGTGCGCGCATCTGCGGCGCGCCGTTCGGGTTGCGGTTGTTCGGTACGCGGTGCCCTCGCACGACCTCGCGCATCGGTGCAGCCGCCTGTTCGTGCTTGGTGAGCCTGGACCATAAGTCCAGCAGGGCGACGCCGCGCCAGTAGGTCGGTTGCGTCCCGGCGCTGTAGTGGCTGATCATCCGATCGGTGAGCTCAACGCCAATCACACGGCAGATCTCGCGGCGCCCGCTGAGACCAGCCCTGAGGATGTCTTCGATGATGCGCCCCCAATCAGGCGCCATCTGCGGCGCCCTCATGCCCGACTCCCGGTCAGAGCCCGCCGGCCAGCTTCTTCAGCAGCCAGTAGGTCTGGAGCGGGTTCAGCAGCACCAGCAACACCACCAGGATTGCCCGGGCCTCGCTCTCGCCGGATGGGAAGGCCGCCATGACCAGTTGCACCAGCCCCGTCGTGATGGCGATGGAGGCGGCGATCAGGAAGGCCTTGAACATGGGGCCGCATTGTGCGGATGAGATGACTTCGTGTCACGGATTTGCCTCCTGGTCAGCTTTCGTCAACGGTGCCGCCTCCGGGTTCACTCGGTCCCTGCGCCAGGCGTGGTGGACCTGGTCGACGGTGACGCCGACCTGCTCGCAGGCCATGCGCAGCTTCCGGCCTCGCTCACCGCGGCGCAGGAAGATGCGGGCCAGGCCGCGGGCGCGACAGCCTGCGCAGCCGTCGGCGAACTGGTGCGACTCGATGGTCGCGGCTTCGGTGCAGGCGAGGCAGTTCAAAACGCGCCCTCCTCCGCCATAGCCAGGAAATCCGCCTGAGGGTTCGTGGGCTTGGCGATGCGCCAGCGCAGCACGGTTTCAGCGACGGTGACGGCCACGGCCAACGCGGCCCACGCGTGCGACTTCACGCCGTAGGTCGGGCCCGGGTCCTTCTTCGTGCCCTGCGGCCCGACTTTGTCGAGCAGCGCCTGGCGGATGTTGGGGTCCTTGGCGCGGGGGTTGTGGCACAGGTGCAGCTTGACGTCCTTGCGGTAGACCAGGCGCGCCACGTCGGGATCGTGCCACGCCTGCTGAAAGCGGCCGATCCACACGCAGGTCTCGAAGACTTCGCGGCCCACCGGCATGCCGTAGCTCGCGATCATCTCCATGGCCAGGAGAGTCGGCTCAAAGTGCGCCAGTCTCCAGGCCTTGAGGGACGCCAGCATTTCCTCGTTCGGCTTCACGCCTGAGCCGATGACCTTGCTGCCGTCGAGGATTGCGAAGCCGGTCTCGGTGGTGCCCGGGTCCAGCGCCAGGACCCAGGCCGGCGAAAGCGCGCGCGCGGGAGTGGTGCTCATGCCAGCGCCCTCCACGCCACCACAACGGCAGCCCAGAAGCCTAGCAGCGCGGCGAGGATGAGCCAGCAGGCCTCGGCTTGCGACAGTTCCCGGGCAGGCCTCGGCTTGCGACAGGTGCAGTCGTCGCCTTGCCCCACCATGCACTCTGCGCAGAGTCCCGAACGAAGGGACCGGGACAGACCGGCCTCGGGCCGGGGATGTCCCTGTCCTGCCGAAGAATGCCGATGTGTCCCGGCTGTTGTGTCCCGGTGTCCCGCCGCTGTGTCCCCCGGGACAACCGGGACATCCTTCCCAGAGGGAAGGCGCACGCGCGCGAGGCGTGTCCCGGTGTCCCGGGGCGCCCCGTGTCCCGCTTCCGCTGTTTTGTGTCCCGCTTCAGCCATTTTGTGTCCCGCCTTTCAGGGTGAAAACGCGGCCCTCAGCGATGTCCACGAAGCCCTGCTTCACGGCCCATGCCTTGACCCGGTTGTATGTGCGTTTGCGGCTGTCGGCGTCCGAGAGTCCGCATTGGTCGTAGAACGCTTTGCGCACGTCGGCCTCCTCGCAGCCGTGCTGCACCAGGTTCAGGAACAGCGTGTGGTGCCCGCCACGGCCCGCCTTGCTCTCGTGCTCCATCGCGTCCTGCAGGTCCTCGGCGCTGGTCAGGTGCTTGGCCACCAGCGACGTCACGCGGTCGCCGTCCTCGTCCGTGCCGATGGTGTGCACGGTCAGCGCGAAGGTCTGGTCTGTGAACGGCTCCGCGTCCTTCTGCTTGACCGAGATCAGCGTGGCCAGCATCTCCTTCTCATCGCGGAAGACGCCGTGCAGCCAGTCCAGGTTCGATGTGATGACGCTGGAGCCGCGAGGGCGCTCGGTGGCCAGGTGCCCGGTGTGGTGCAGCAGGGCCGTGACGCAGTGCCAGCGCGCGCGGATGCGGTTGCCGATCTCGCGCAGGTAGGCCGCCATGTCGCTGGCGCTGTTCTCCTCGCCGCTGTAGGTCTGGCTCACCGTGTCGACGACCACCAGGGCCGGGTCGACGCCAAGTGCCTCGACGGCCTCAACGACTCGCCAGGCGTCGGCGCGCAGGTCCACCGCAAGCGGCAGCACGATGATGGGCACGTCGTCGCTGAAGTCCAGCTTGCGCGCCTTGTGCCATGCCTCCAGACGCGACCAGGCGCCACCACCGCCCTCCGCGGCGATGTAGACCACCGGGCCCTGAGTCGTGCGCTTGCCGAGCCACGGCAGGCCGTGCGCGACGTGGCAGGCCATGTCCATGGCGAGGAAGCTCTTGAAGGCCTGGCTGGCGCCGAAGATCATGCCGACCGAGTCGGCGGGGATGAAGCCCTTGACGAGCCACCGCAGTGACAGCGCGTGCTCCCGGAGCTGGCTGGGCTTGAGCAGCGGCAGCCGGTTGGTCTGCAGCCCGCGCTGGTCTTGCAGCCGCGTCAGCGCCGTGCGCGCATCCTCCAGCACTTGGGCCGCGGATTCGTTGCGCAAGGCGCGCGAGGTGGCAACGTCGGCCAGCGCCACGATCTGCCGCAGCGTCGCGCGCTCGCTGACGATCTCGGCATAGCGCTGGATGTTTGACGCGCTGGGCACGCACTGCGCCAGCTGGTTCAGGTAGCCGAGACCGCCCGCGTCGCCGGCCTTGTCGCCGAGCTCGTCGAACACCGTGACCACGTCCGCTGGACTGCCGGCGGCCGCCAGGGTCGTGATCGCCTTGAACACCTCGCGGTGCGCGTGCAGGAAGAAGTCGCCGGCCTTGATCGTCTCGCTGACCTTCGCCAGCGCGCTGTTGTCGATCAGCAGCGCGCCCAGCAGGCTCTGCTCGGCCTCCTCGCTGTGCGGTGGCTTGCGCAGTTGCACGACATCATCGCCAGCAGGCGACGCGTCTTCACCCGGGAAGATTGCTGACATCAGGGGCGAACCCATTTCATGCACGGCGGTTGCTGGGTGTGACTCGTGCCAGGAAACGCTCGACATCGGCCGCGTGTGCAAGCTCGCGATGCATGCCCCAGCGGCTGGCCATGAAGCTGCCGTCGGGCAGCGCGGTCAGCTCGAAGCCGGCCAGCGCGGCGCGCGCCTTAAGGGTGGCGACGGTCTTGTCGTCGACGGGGGTGTCGGTCATGCGTCCGCGTCCTCGCGCGCCCGGTTCATCCAGTCCCAGGCGCTGACCTTCCGCTGCGGCTCCACGACACCGAGCAGCTGGGCGGCGACATCCAACGCCTCCGTCAGCGCCTCGGCGTGCTGCGAGTCCCACACGCGGCCGGCGTTCGTCATGTCGACGAGGTAGCCCATGGCGCGCGTCAGGTCGCCGCGGATGTCGTTGGGGTCGTCCAGGTCGTCGCTGGCCTTGATGGCGATGGCCAGGGCTTCGGCCAGGCCCACCAGCAGCGACTCGCAATAGGCGCCGTGCTGCATGAGCTGCATCTCCAGCGCGGTGTTGGTGTGCCAGGCCTTGAGCCGTGCGCGCTCGATGGAGCGGGCGACGGGGTTGCGGGCGACGACCATGGGGACGTGCAGGGTCAGGCTCATGCTGCCGACCTCGCCCGCTGCATGCGCTCCAGCATCGGCAGCGCGGCGGCCAGGGTGCGCGTGGCGTTGTCGATGACGGTCGTGAGGCGGTCCTCCTCGCCGGCGCTGGTGAGGGGCCGCGGGGCCTCGTAGCCCACCTCACCGGCCAGCCAGGCGAACGCGGTGTGGAAGCCCTTCTCCTTCGCCTTGCGCAGGATGAACATCGCCTCTGTCATGTCCAGGCGCTCGGCCCGGCTGGTGTTGAGGCAGTCCAGCAGCCGCGTGCGGGCGCTGTCGGGGCTCTTGTCGGGCCAGAGCATGGCGCCGACGACCTTGGGGCCGCCGAGGTGCTGAACCGCGGCTTTGATGGCCTCCTCCGGGCCGTCGTAGAAGGGCAGATCAGCCTGCATGCGGGGTGCTCCGAGACTTTCGGAAGCCTTCGGATAGGCCTCGCGAGGGAAAAAAAAGAGCATCCGGTCCATGAAACCGAATGCGAACGAAATGACGCTGGTCCACGCGTCAGCCCTCCAGCCCGCGGAAGGTGCGATCGGCCAGCGACAGCTGCGCGGCGATCCGCTGGTCTTCGATGGCCCAGCCCGTGCAGATGGCGCGCTCAGCGGCGCTGGCGACCACAGCCACGTTTTCGACCCAGCGACGCGCGCTGGCGTACCACTGCGCGGCGTCGCGCTGGCTGACGAGGGAGGCCCGGAGGCTGGGGGCGTCCATGGCCTAGGCCGCCTGGGGTGTGGCGGCCTCGGGGATTGGCAGGTCGGGCCAGTGCTCCCAGTAGTCGGTTGGACGCAGGTCCTTGCGAGTGACGCGCCCCTCAGTCGCGCGCTCGATGCCCAGGCACCGGGCGACAGGCACGGGCTTCTCGCCGGATGCCCACTGCGTGACCATCACGGGCGACACATTCACGGCTCGGGCGATGGCAGCGGCGGTGCCGCGGGGCGCCGTGCTCAGGTAGGTGCGCAGTTCCATGCGCAAATATTAGCCCAGGGCTCTTCGCAATGCTAGCCCCGCGCGAATTCCATTCGTTAGCCGCAGGCTTTCCAATCTCGGCGATGCCAACCATTGCCGAAATCCGTCACGCGAACCTGTTGCTGCTCGTCGGAGAAGGGCACGGGGCGGTCAAGCGCTTCGCTGCCCGCATCGAGCGCGATCCCAGCCAGATCAGCCAGCTGACGACCCAGGCCGCGCACAGCAAGTCCGGCCAGCCGCGCGGCATGGGCGACAAGATGGCGCGTCACATCGAGACGATGCTGAAGCTGACGCCTGGCTGGCTGGATACCCCCCAGGTGGAGGCGCCTACAACAGGTGATTCGTTACCCCCGCATCCACAGGTCGGCCCTGACGTGGATCAACTGATGAGCCAGTCCCGCAACTACGCTGACCCCCCTAGATTCATGTGGGAGGAGCTCATGGGGGCAGACCTGAGCCAGCCGTTCGAGCTGGAGGTTGTGGACGGAGCATTCGGAGCGGAGATTCCGCCAGGCTGCGTCATGCGACTGGACCCGCGGCGCGCGGCGCGCGCTGGCTGGCCAGTGCTGGTGAAGGACCGTGCAGGCAGGTATTACCTGCGCGACTATCAGGAGGGCGCCGCCGGCCGATGGCAGGCTGTGGCGCGAGTTCGCGGCTTCGCGCCGCTCGACAACGTCGACGACGGGCTGCAAGTCATCGCGACTATGAAGGGAGTGGATTGGCCATGAAGACGTGGAAGATTTGTGGACTGTTGCTGCCGGCGCTGGCTGGTTGCGCCACGGCCGAGCAGACGCGCTTCCAGGCGGCCGGAATGTCGTCCTTTGCGCTCTGTCACAAGTTGTCGAAAGGCATGTTCACGCCTGGCTCAAAGCGTGAGATCTACGCGATGGAGCTTCACCGCCGGGGCGAAAGTTGCGGCCAATTCGGGAGCGTGATTCAAACGCGTCAGCCCGACCGCTGAGCGGCTCTTCGTCCGACGTCAAGCCCGCCGCGCGCGGGCTTTTCTTCGTCCCGCGTTCATGCGACGGCTAATTTTTATTAGCCCAGGGCTTGCGCTTTGCAAAGCCCGTGGCTAATATTGCCCCAAGCCCACAGACAAACGGCACGTCGCCGGGGCAAGGGAGACGGACATGGACGAGTTCAACGCGCTGATGAAGCGCATGACCGCCACGCCGGCGCTGGACAAGCTGGAGCGGTTCGCTGCTGACTGGCGCGCGGTGGAGGCCGAGGAACAGGCAAAAGCTGAGCGCAAGTGGGAAGCGCAGACGGACGCCTACTGGGCGGCGCGCGCGGAGGACGGCGACGACGGTGCCGAGGAGGTGTCCGCGTGAACACGTTGCCGAATCCGCTCCACGGCGACTGGGTCGACTCCATGGCCGACTGGTCCGTGTCGCAGAAGACCCTGCCGATTCCGCTGCTGACCGCCCAGCCCTTCGGCGGCTGCGACTGCTCGCTGGGCCTGGCGGAGTGCCAGTGCATGTGCCGGCCGATGCCGCGCGCCGAGGCGTGCACGGACATCGGCGTCGAACCCGAAAACCTCTCCGGCCTTCCGCTGGAGCCCTACCTCAACCGCCACAAGTGGCTGGGCCCGCTGCTGGTCGCGCTGATCGGCTTCGTGTGGCTCTGCGCCGACGGCTACCTGGAGAACCTGCCGAAATGAACGCTCCCATCATCGCCACACCCGACCGCAGCACCTTCCTGGGTGGCTCTGATGCCGCTGCCGTGATGGGCCTGTCGCCATGGGCCACGCCCGTGGAGCTGTGGCAGCAGAAGACCGGCCGCAAGCCCAAGCAGGAACCCGACGCCGCGGCGCTGAAGCGCTACGAGCGCGGCCACCGCCTGGAGCCGTTCATCCGTGACATGGTCATCGCCAAGCTGCAGGACCAGGGCCTGCAGGTCGAGTTGATCACCTCGAACGCGCGCTACGTCGACCCGGAATTCCCGTTCCTGTCGTGCGAGATCGACTTCGAGCTGCGCCTGACCGGCTCGCTGGAGATCGGCGGCCGCGAGGTTGTCTTCGACGGCGAGCACGTTAACGGCGACGCCAAGAGCGTGACCGGATTCGCCCGCAAGAAGTGGGGCGAGGTCGACACCGAGGACGTGCCCATCGAGTACGCCGCGCAGTTCATGCACGGCCTGATGATCACCGGCCGACGGGCCTGTCTGGTCGCGGCGCTGCGCAGCTTCGACGACGTCGACATTTTCTGGACGCTGCGCGACGACGAGACCATCGCCGGCATGCGGCCCAAGCTGGTCAGCTTCTGGATTGACCACGTCCTTGCCGATGTGCCGCCCGACCCGCTGAAGTTCGACGACATCAAGGCGCTGTTTCCGCTGGACGACGGCACCGCAGTCGAGGCCAGCCAGGAGATCGTCGACAAAGTGGCGCGCCTGCGCACCATCAAGGCCGACATCAAGGCGCTGGAGGAGGTCGAAGAGGCCCTGACCTTCGACATCGCCGAATGGATCAGCCCGCACTCACGCCTCGCGTTCCAGGGCGTCGACCTGATGACCTGGAAGGGCCAGAACGACACCCGCGTCGACCAGAAGCTGCTGGAGGGCGCCGAACTGTTCGAGCGCAACGCGGCCGGCGACTTCATCCCCATCGCAGACCCGAAGGCCCGCTTCAGCCGGACCAAGGTCGTCCGCGTCCTCCGTTTCGTCACGCCCAAGAAAGGCAAGTAAGCCATGAGCTCCACCGCATTGAAGGCCGTCGCAACGGGCCAAGTCGCCAAGTCCGAGAAGCCGAAGGACCTGGCCCACCTCCTGGCCACGCCAAGCGTGCAGGCACAGCTGAAGGCCGCGCTGCCGCGTCACATGACCGCCGAGCGCATGGCGCGCATCGCCACGACCGAGATGCGCAAGGTGCCGAAGCTCGGCCAGTGCGACCCCATGTCGTTCCTTGGCGCCGTCATCCAGTGCGCCCAGCTCGGCCTGGAGCCTGGCAACGCCCTGGGCCATGCCTACATCCTGCCGTTCGACAAGCGGGAAAAGGTCGGCGGCCAGTGGAAGACCGTGCGCACCGAGGCGCAGGTCATCATTGGCTACCGCGGCATGATCGACCTAGCGCGTCGCAGCGGCCAGATCGTGAGCATCGACGCTCGCGCCGTCTACGAGGGCGACAAGTTCGAATGCCTCCTCGGCCTGGACGCGCGCATCGAACACGTGCCCGACTGGCAGAACGCCAACCGCGCCGACCCCTCGAAGCTGCGCTTCGTCTACGCCGTGGCCAAGCTCAAGGACGGCGGCGTGCAGTTCGACGTCATGAGCCGTGCCGAGGTCGAAGGCATCCGTGCCCGCAGCAAGTCGGCCGACAACGGCCCGTGGGTCACGGACTTCGCCGCCATGGCCGTGAAAACCGTCGTGCGCCGGCTCTTCAAGTTCCTGCCGGTCTCCATCGAGATGCAGCACGCCGTCGGCCTGGACGAGATGGCCGAGGCTGGCGTCAGCCAGCAGAACGGCGCGGTGATCGATGCAGACTTCGCCTTCGTCGAAGAGCCGGCCGGACAGATCGAAGGCACGGCCCCGAGCGTCGACACCGTGCGCCTGCAGATCGAGTCCGCCAGCGACCGCGAGACCGCGCAGCTCGCGCTGGACAGCGCCCGCGATCACCTGACTGCCGCCGACGTCGAGGAGCTGCAGAAGGCTCTTGACATGGCCTGGAGCTAACCAGATGACCACCCGCATCTATTTCGTCACCGACAAGACCACTAAGAAGCCCCGCCTCGTGCGCGCCGGCCATCCCGCGACCGCCCTGCGCCATGTGGCCGCGGACGCGTTCGACGTGCGCGTGGCCACGCAAGACGACCTGCTGAACGCGTTCGAGGCCGGCATCACGGTCGAAAAGATCGCCGGTGAGCAGCAGGAGCTGCCGACCACCTGACCCCTTGTCTCGCGCCGCCTTCTCCCTCCCGGGCGGCGCCTTTGTCCCGGCTTCGGCCGGGACCCTTTTCCACCATGAAGACCTGCACGCATTGCCAAATCGCCAAGCCGCTCGACGAGTTCCACCGCCACCCGGAACAAGCCGACGGCCGGGACCACCGCTGCAAGCCATGCGCGAAGAAGGCGCGGGCCGAACTGCGACTGCGGAATCTGCAGCTCTTTCGCGACCGAGACAACGCGCGCTATGCGCGGCGTCACCTCTGATTTCCCCACTGCTGAAAGGCACCCATGTTCCAACTGCTCACCCCCACCACGGCCAAGCTGAAGAGCCTGACGCCGCGCATTGAACGGCATGGCGATGAGTCGGTGCCGGCCGTGTCGCTCGGCCTGTCCATCACCGGCCCGAACACGCTGCTGGACCTGTTCAGCGAGACGCTGCGGCACGCGCTCTACAAGGCCGCCGAGGACGCGGGCGACAACCTGCCGGGCATCGACGCGCCGACGCCGCTGCTGCGCACGCGTGGCCTGGAGAAGATCAAGCTGAAGACGCCGGACATGGTCGGCTATCGGCTCGTGGTCGATCACGGCATCGGCGACGACAGCGCCATCGACCTGCACGATTGCAAGGTGGACAAGTGGACGCTGGAGCCGTTCGAGGGCGGCAGCGTGGAACTGAGCTTCCGCGTGGGGACGTCGGACATCGACGAGACCTGGGCCGGCCGGCTCGCGATGAAGCTGGGCCAGGAAGTCGAGATCACGATCCACGCGCCCGAGCCCAAGCCCGAGGCGATTGACGGCAGCGTGGAGGCCTTCGAGGCTGATCACCCCGACGCTGGCCAGCTGTTCGCCGAGGCCCATGCCGACGCCGCGGACGAGATCGCCGAGCTGGAAACCGAGGAGCGCTGAGACCCTGCGGGCGCTGGCCCGCATGCCTCAGCCCTTCCCGCACAACACGGAGCCCCGCACCATGTTCTTCCCCATCGGCCCCCTCGACGCGATGCCCATCCGGGCGCCTGCAGACACACAGGCGGCGAATGACCCGCAGTACGTGGCGGCCGAGCCTTCCGCTACTTGAGCGACGAGTATGAAAACCCCTGAGCACCACATCGTTTGCCACAGCGGCGGCGAGGCCTCGGCCATCTGCGGCATCGAGGTCGCGAACAAGTACGGCCCCGAGAACGTCACGCTGATCAACCACGACATGCACTTCACCGTGGAAGACCAGGACATCAAGCGGTACAAGCAGGATGTCGCCGACTACATCGGCGTGCCGATCACCTTCGCGAACTACAAGGGCCAGGCCGCCGTCCAGGTGGATCAGTTCGACGTGTGCGTGAAGGCCAAGGCGTTCAAGGTGGGTGATGGCTCCGAGCTGTGCACCAGTCGCCTGAAGACCGAGCCCTTCCGCGACTGGCTGGCCGCCAACGCGCCCCCAGGGACCGCCACCGTCTACTACGGCTTCGACGCCAGCGAGCAGAAGCGCATCACGCGCCGCGTCGGCGTCATGGGCTCGATGGGCTACCGCACCGACTTTCCGCTGCTGTGGGAAGACCGGACCATCCACGCGACCGAGGAAGTCGGCATCGCGAAGCCCAGCACCTACAGCGTCTTCAAGCACGGCAACTGCACCGGCTGCCTGAAGGCCGGCTGGCAGCACTGGTACGTCGTCTACTGCACCCGCGAGGACATCTGGCTGAAGGCGAAGTGGGCCGAGGACGAAATCGGCTACGCCATCCACCACGACGACACCGGCCCGGTCTACCTGGAGGACATGGAGCCTCGCTTCGCCGCGATGAAGGCGGCCGGCGTGCCGGCGACCGAGCGCATCCAGCAGCAGACGTGGTGGGCGCAGGCCCGCAAGATCGTCCGCATCCACGAGGCCGCCGCCGCGTCGCTCCCGTGCGACTGCGCGCACGCCGGCTGACTTCCCATCCCCGGGAACTACCCATGGACATGAACACCGAACCGAAGCTGACCCCGTGGTTCCCGGCCAATGTGAGGCCGGTCCGTAGGGGCGTCTACAGCATCAAGGCGGGCGACTCGCCGCACCCATTGCACGCCTATTGGAATGGGCGCCACTGGTGCGGACGAACCGCCATGGGGGCCTACTGGGCAGCGCGCCCGGCGTACATCAGCTCGCCAGCCCTCGGGCCCGTCGATGGATGGCGCGGCCTGGCCGAACCCCCAGCCGCCTGATTCCTCTGTGCAAGCCTCGCACATGATCCACGCTTCATGCTTCAGGACCGGCGCCAGTTGCATCTATTCGGACGGATGCTTGCCAAGCGGCTGCCGATCCATGCCGCCTGCCGCAGCGGTCCCGCTGCCGGCGACGCTGCCCATGACGGTACGCCTCTCGGTGCCGGCCACTCTGACCGATGAGCAGATTGATGCCATCGCAGACGCCCACCGCTGGGACACGCGAGAGGGCCGACGCCAGATGGTGCGAGCCGCTATCGCCGCGCTTTCAGCGGTCTGACCCCCACCCTTCGACTGTGAGGACAACCATGCTCGACCCCGACCATCAGCAGCTCGCCGCGAACGCAATCGCTCATGAAGCGCGCATGGCCGGCGCCGCCATCCAAGCCGCTGCCGCTGCCCACGAGCGCCCGAGCGCGATCTATCGCCCGGCCGTCAGCATGGACGGCGACAAGTGGTGCGCCCTCTATGGCGACAACCTGCAAGACGGTGTGGCCGGCTTCGGCGACTCACCCGCGCAGGCGATGGAAGCCTTCGACGCGGCCTGGTTCGCCAAGCTGCCGGCCTGGCGCGCGGCCTGACCCTCCCATCCCCCGAACTCATCCATGACTGAAGCCGACAACAAGCCCGAGTGGGAGCAGGACGGCTGGCCCTCTGAGGCAGCCTACCTCAGCCACGTCAACTGCGAGCTGCGCCAAGACCGCGCGATGCTGGCCCAGGCGCTGCGGGGCTTGCTGGCCAGCCCGACCGCCGAGGCGAAGGAGTTCGCCCGCCTGGCCCTGGGGGAGCGCGGCGATGGATAGGTTCGTCGTCGGCTACAGCTACGGCGTGCTGCACATGGATGACCGCGACGAGGTCGTCGTCATCGCGTCGCGCACCGCTGATGCTGTGCAGTTCGCCGATGGCCGGTCAGCTCGCGTCCTGCACGGCGAGGCCCCGGACGGCAGCGCTGAAGAAGTCATCCGCCTGGGCGAAGTCGGCCCTATCGCAACCGGTGGCGTCGTCCGCGCCTGCCACCTTCGTTCGAACCCTTGAAGCCTATCCATCATGAAGACCCACACCCTCAAGACCGACCCGGCCGTTTTCGCCGATGTGCTGATCGGTGCCAAGACCTTCGAGATTCGCTTCAATGACCGCGACTTCCGGGTCGGCGACGTCTTGCGCCTGCTGGAGACGGAGCACGACGGCGCCGACATGAAGTCCGGCGCGCCGCTGATCTACACCGGCCGCGAGGTCACGAAGACCGTCAGCCACATCCTGACCGGCTACGGCCTGGCCGATGGCTGGTGCTGCCTGTCGTTCGCGCAGGACTACTGCCCGAACTGCCAGGGGTCCGGCGAAATCACGGTGATGACCAGCCACCTCGGCCCCGACGATTACGAACACCCGGCCCCGTGCGACCACTGCGGTGGCTCCGGGACGCTGGAAGCCGGCTACCTCGGCGTGGTCAAGCTGCTGGAGAAGGAGCGCGCCGAGTCGCTGAAGCTGTCCGGCAAGCTGTACGGCCTGCGGCACTACCAGTCCGCGCGAGACGCCTTCCTGATGGAGGTGGGCGAGGACATGGCGCGCTGGCATGACCCCATCGGCTACTGGAAAGAGCGCACGGCACGCACCTGGATGCCGGTGAGCGGGCGCCTGCCGGCCATCGGCGAGCCCGTCTGGATTGCGGCGTGGGCGTGGAACAACCCCGGCGGCACGCGCATCTATGGCGTGGCGGTCTACGACGGGAAGGCCTGGGGCAACCCGCAAGACCCGGAGCAAAGCGCCACCTGGTGGCCGCCGACTCACTGGATGCCGCTGACGGCGGCGCCGGCAGCTATCCCATCCCCCGCTTGAAGGTCTGATCATGAATGAAGACACCATCATTGACCTGGCCGTCGCGCACGGCCTTGGTGAAGTGCTGCAGCCCATCTGCGAGCCCAACCCTGCCGCCTTCGTGACCGCGAAGGGCTACCGCACGAGCGAACTGCTGCAGTTCTCCAGCGCGCTGCTGGCCACTGCCGGCGCAGCTCAGCCATGGCAGCCGATCAGCACCGCGCCCACCGACGGCAGCCAGTTCCTGGCGTTCAAGCCGAGCGTCGGCCACTTCGTGGCGCGCATCTTGGACATGGAGCACCCGGATTGCGAATACGACGGCGGCGTGCACGAGGCGTGGGGACACAAGTTCGTCGATGACGTGGCGGCCTGGATGCCCCTGCCTCCGCCGCCCGCAGCCTGATTTCGATACCCGGGAAGAGCGTATGCCCTCACAGCTCCCTGCCGGCCGCATGATCATCAACGGCCACAACGTGCGCGCCGGCTGGTGCGTCTACAAGGTCTGGACGGATGAGGACCTCGTCCAGCATCTGCACGCCCTGGATGCCGTTGACCGTCCACCCAGGCACTTTCCCAGCCGCGAGCGGGCAAAGCGCTTCTGCGCCCGCTGGAACGGCATGTTCGGCCGCGCCGATGCCAAAGCGGAGGTTGCGTGATGGCCGATGTCCGCAAGCCATACGCCGTGGTCACCACCACCGGAGAGATTGAGTACATCGGCATGCACACCAGCGAGGACGACTGCTGGTGCGTCTTCCTGGGCTGGCCCACCGTTGGTGAAGTCGGGGACGCGAAAGCGCGCGGCCTGTCCTGCGCCCCCGTCATCGTCACCAGAGAGCCCATCAAGGACTGACCACCATGACCACACCCGACACCGTCGACCTTATCCGACGCCTGCGCGCCTACGTCGAAAGCGAGGACTACACCTCTGCAGAACCACTGTGCGCAGAAGCGGCCGCCGAGCTGGAGCGGCTGCGCACAGAGGCTGACACCTGCGGCGCTGGCGCCGGCTGCCAGTACAAAAACGCCCTGATCGAAAGCCAAGCCGCCGAGCTGGAGCGGCTGCGCGCCCAGGTGGCGCCGGCAGGCTGCGTGCTGGTGCCGCTGGAGCCCACGCAGGAGATGCTGGCTGCCGATGTCGAGACCGACGCCTTCATCGGTATAGATGACGCACGGAAGCTGTGGGCCGCCATGCTCGCCGCCGCCCCGGCACAGCAGGCCGGGCGCGAAACTTTCGCCCTTCAGGCGCTGATCGCGGCAGGCCACGTCACGCAGGAGAAGGTAGACGAGGCTCTGTCCATCGCTGGCAACGTGCTGCCGGCCCAATCCCCGACGGTTGGGGAGCGGTCCGGCTGGTACTTTTCCGAGCAGCAGCCGACTGGCACCATGCTGGCCATCGATCCCAGCGGTGAGCGTCACGTCGTCAAAGCCGGGCGCATGGACTCCGTGGACGGCCGGCGCTTGCTCAACGCGATGGCGCGCGCTCTATGCACGGCTCCGCCGAACCAGCCTGCCGCGCAGGCAGAGCCGGCCGCGTGGCAGGAGCGCCAGGAGGTCAGCAAGGGCAAGTTCGGCGAGTGGTACGACCGGCCCACCGGCTGGTCGCTCACGCGGCCCCGGGAGATCGACTCTGGCGGCATCCGCTATCAGTTCCGCCCGCTGTATGCCGAGCCGCCGCAAGCAGAACCGGTGATGCTCAACGGCCTGACTGAGGCAGAGACGAACGCCACGGCCAGCGTTTTCGGCCTGACGTCCAAGCCTGCCGCGCAGGGGGTGGAACTGACGGACGCGCTTGAGTCGCTAGGCAGGCTCGTCGCGTATGCGATCGGCTCTCAGGGCGCGAGCGCTGCGGCCGTCAAGGTGTGGGAGGCTGATGTTAGCGCCGCCCTCGCCCAGACGCAGACCACGAAGGAGCAGCTGTGAGCCTGAAACCGTGCCCATTCTGTGGCGAGCCACCCAAGACCATGGCGCGTCCCAACAACGCCGACAGCACGCAGTTCTTCGCGTGCGTCGTCTGCTATTGCGACGGCTACTCAGCCACCGCCCACAAGTCAGCGAGCCGGCCTACACAGCAAGAGGCCGAAGCCGCAGCACGCGCAGCCTGGAACACTCGCGCCGCCCAGGCGCCGGCCACCAGCGATGACGCAGCCGACGCAGCGGCGTTTCGGTCGCTCTGCGCCGTGGCCTCTGTCAGCATCCGCCGCGAAGGCGGCAGCATGGTCTATCCGCCTGGCCACGCGGCCGAGCTGCGGGCGGCGCTGCTTGGGGTGCAGGCCGCCGAGCCGCGCGGCGAGTTCATCTGCAAGCGCTGCGGCATCCGGCAGGACGCGCCTTCCGATGGCGCTGTCCCGTTCTGATTTCGACCCTTGGAAGATGCCCATGAACAATTGCCACCGCCGCTGCCTCAACAACGGATGCCAGCGCACCGACCGGTGCCGCGGGATGGACTTGTGCGAACTGAACGCCGAAGCGTTCGCGCCGGCCGGGATGCCCCAGGCTGCCGGCCTCTCGACTCCCGAGGTGAGCGAGGCCGAGTGGCAGAAGTACCGCAGGCAGCGCGATGACTGGGCGCGCGAGCAGGCCGCCCGTGAAGCCGCTGGGCCTCGGCTGGCCGACGTGGCGTCAGCCGACTTCGACGCGTGGTGCGCTGGCCTCTGGCGGCTGATCGACGCATACCGCCGCGGCGAGGGCTGGCCGGTGTCGTGCCGCGACCGGATCAAGGCGCACCTGGCGAAGTGCCCCGGCCGCCCTGCCGCCTGATCCCACCCTTCGAACTGGAACCCGAGAATCCCGACATGACCGACGAAGAACTGCGTCTCCTTAACGAGCTTTGCGATTACCGCGACGCGGCCGGCCGCGACCCAGAGGCCTTGGAGATTGGCTTCCGTGAGCTTCCGCGCATGTGGTCAGCGACCGACCTGGTGCACGGCCCGTTCAATATTTGCGCGGCCGGAGACTGGCCCGGCTGGAAGTTCTGCGGCGTGCTCGTTCGAGCACTCGGCGGCTCAAACGTGCACCAAGCGCCACGCTGGGTGCCGGCGCTGAAGCCCGTGGCCCATGATGGAAGCATGCCATGAGCAAAACCGTCAGCATCATCCAGGCACCGCCGCTCATGGTGGCGCGCGAGAACGCCGCGGCCGCGCTGGGCGTCAGTGACAGCACCGTGGAGGCCCTCGTGCGCTCCGGTGAGCTGCCGCCGCCGCGGCGCATCAGCAAGGGCCGCACCGGCTGGCTGTGGCGCGAACTGCAGGAGTTTGCCGAGTCCCGCCCGATCAGCGACGCAGCGCCGGGGCCTGGCCAGCGCAAGCCTCATAGTGAGCCGCAAGCCGCGTGAGCCACTCCCGCCGCTCGACGTCATAGGTGTGCAGGTTGTACGTCGCCTCGATTCCCGGCTGCATGTGGCCCAGCACCGCCTCAGCGATGTCGCTCGGGCAGCGCAACGAGGTGAGCATCGTCCGGCCGGTGCGGCGCAGGTCGTGCGGCGCCCAGCGGTCGACGGGGCAACGTGGCCGCAACCACTCCGGCCGGGACTTGCAGCGCGGCGAGTGCGTCCAGACCGCCACGCCCACCGCCTTCTGCTCGATGTGCCCGCTTCGGCCGTGCGAGGCAAATAGCCAGTTGCCCTCGGCGGCCTGGAGCCGCCTCCGAACGATGGCCTCGGCCCGTCCAACCAGCGGCACGCGCAGGTCTACCAGCAACGGATTGCGCCTCATCTTGAGCTTGGCAACCGGGATCGTCCACCACAGCCCGTCCTGCTCGTCGGTGATCTCGTGCGCCTCCATGGCCATGATCTCGGCGCCGCGGCAGCAGGTGAAGAGGTAGAGCGTCAGCGCGTCGTCCATGTCGCGCGTGTGGTTGGGCATCCAACGCAGCAGCTCGCCAACCTCCTGGGGCGACAGCACGCGCTTGCCGGTGCCGACCTTGGCGCCCTCCACCGTCTTGCCCTTGCTGGTCAACTTGCCGCGCAGCACCAGGCGCCACCAGTTGGGCACGTCGGGCGCGAGCTGGCCGGCGTCGAGGGCGTGATCCCACGCGGCACCGAGGTACTGCCGCAGCATGACGGCCACGACCGGAGCGGCTGCCTTGGCGGCGATGACCTCGAAGGCATCGGCCCGGGTGATCGACGCCGCCGGCCGGGCCTCGATGTTGGCCGTCTCCCGCTCCAGCAGCCGCTTCGCTTCGGCGTAGGTTTTCGGCGTCACTCTGAACTGCTGCCAGGCCAGGAAATCGTCGCAGACCTTCCGCACCGTCAGCACCTCGGCCGCCGCCTTTGCCGCCACCGCGGCGCGCTTGGCCTTCTTCTCCGCCGCTGGATCGCCGCCGGCATCTCGGCTGGCCTTCACCGGCTCCCAGGCGGCCAGCGCCTTCGGCAGTCCCATCGCTGGCCAGCTGCCCAGCTTGAGCTGGCGCATCGCCCCATTCACCGGACTCTTATATCGATAGGTCCACGTCCGCTTAGATTCGGTGGCGACCAATCGAAGGCCCGGAGCGTCCGGCACAATCAAATGCTGGCCGGGCTGAAGCTCCTTTGCTGCCCGCGCTGAGAAATGCATGAAAACCTACGCCGATATACAAACCAGCGCCAAATACTACGCCAAACCGGCAAGCGGACTAGAGCGGGCTCGGGTGAATTCAAGCGGTCTTGCCTGGGGCGCTCATAGGTGAACGGGCTCGACGCTGGGGGCCATACTCCTATGATGGCCCAGTACCTGGGCCTGAAAGCCGACTTCCCGGACACGCTGCTGCTGTACCGGATGGGCGATTTCTACGAGGTCTTCTACGACGATGCCCGCAAGTGCAATGCGCTGCTGGACATCACGC